GTTGGTCGCGCGTAAACCGCAAGGCAAGGGCTTCCAGAGACTCCCCCACCGCTGGATCGTGGAACGAACATTTGGATGGCTCAATCGCTGGCGGCGACTCAGCAAAGACTATGAGTACCTCACCGAGACCAGCGAATGCACGATTCGGGTTGCCATGATCTATCTGATGGTCCGTCGCCTTGCACCCTCGAAAAAACGCCGCCGGGAACGCCGATCACCAAGACGGAGGCTTTTTTGACACGCTCTAAGGCATCTCATCGAGCAACGCGGAACTGGTCCACGCGGATTCACCACTAAGGAATTTTTGGAGGAGTTTCCTTTAGTAAATCGTGATCATCGTCCGAGCGAGATCTCGAAGCTGCGCCGACAAATCTAAGTATATGAGAACAAATGAAATAAAATTGTGGCGGAGAGAGAGGGATTCGAACCCGATTATGCTTCCGCTCCCTCGTATCGCCCTGTGCTAAACCATTGATAATACAGGATGTTTAGTTCGGTCGTTTCCGGCCTGTTTTAACCTGTGTGGGGGCTGTTCCCCCATTTTCCCCCATTTTCGGCGCGGTGGGCCTGTCTAAAATGTCGATAATCTTCTGTTCGTCCTGTGGAAGAACGTGGCTGTAGCGGTCCGTCGTAGTAGACACCTTGGAATGGCCTAACCGCTTCGACACGGCCGCTAGCGGAGCACCCGACGAAAGCAGGATCGACGCGTGAGAATGGCGAAGGGTGTGGACTCCGGCCTGGATGCCGACGCGCTTTGCGAAGCGGCCCATGGTGACAGTAAGCGTCTGCGGTTTCATGAAGTCGCCATCGGGGCCGGAGAGGATCAAGTCCAGATCAGCCCGGTAGTCTTTCCCGAAGAGGCGGGCCGTAGCGCGCTGTTCGTCGCGGTGGATGTCCAGGAAGGATATGGTGTTCGGAGATAGCAGGATATGCCGCCCCTTCCCGCCCTTTGTGCTTTTCAGAAAGAGGCTTCCATCATCGCGCTGGCAGACGGATCGCCAGACGCGCATCCGGCTATCCGGGCCGATATCCTGCCAGCGGAGAGCGCACAATTCGCCCCGGCGACATCCCAAGTCCGCACCCAACCGAATAGCAACGGCAAGCCAACCCTTCGCAGCTTCGAGAAGTTGGCCAATCTGTTCGCGGTCGATAGCATGGGCTTCCGTTTCTTCCACTTTTCGGAGTTCACATGCGAGCATCGGATTGAACGCCAGCAGTTTCTTCTTGACGGCGCTGTTAAGGGCGGATCGAACGGCGTCGTGGGCATGGTGGACCGACTTCGCCGAAAGCGACTCGTACATCTTTGAGTAGACGCCTTCGAATTCAATCGCGGTCAACTTGTCGATACGCTTCCCGCCGAGGGCTTCACGGATAGGCCGAACAAGCGTGACGTACCGTCGCCACGTGTAATATGCCTTAGTGGTTCGAACCGTTTCCGGCCATGAGTCCAGGTACTCATCGAGCGTGAGAACGCCACTGATGGGCTGCTCACGGCGGCTGTTGTTGAGAGCCTTAACGAATTCCTCCGCTTCGCCCTTCGTTCCGAAAGTCGAGGAATCTTGAATTTTCTTTCCGGCAACATCCAAGCCCTTGAAGACCCGGACGCGCCAGCTAACCTTGCCGTTCTTCTTCGGGCGTCGGTCTATTCGGGAGATCATTCGGCCTCTGAAGTCGGAGGGGTGTCTTGGATGGCTTTTATGGCGATGCTCGAAATTTCAGCTATACTTCCGGCAATTTCAAATCTCTCTTCATTTGAGAGATCGGGCTCGTAAAGTCGCAAGTTCTCCTTCTTCAAAAGAATTATCAGCTTGTGGAGATACACTATCAGCCCTAGATTATTGATCTCGGAGATTTTGAGATCCTTCGCCAATTCTGCCTGAAAGACCTTTGCTAAATCATTGCGTCCAGTGCCGATTGCATCAATCGCTAATTGCGCCAGCACCCTCGCTTCGGGTGGCTTTCCAGCTTCATAACGGGCGACGGAACTGACCGCTAGGCCGAGTTCGTTCGCCAATTGCTGTTGGGTGAGGCCCTTCTGTTTTCGTAGCTCTCGAATCGCTTCTGATTTATTCATTAGTCACTGTTGACTATTCAACACTGACTAGTATACGATGAGATGACTAGGCAAGAGTGAATAGCTCTTCCTGAGTATAAGCGAAGTCGCTTGGAATTGAAAGCCTTCCGAAATGGAAGCTCAGCCGACATAGGTTCGGTCCACCGGGCAAGCTGAAAAGCAAGCCCAACGGACCCCCTGCGCACAGAAAACGAAAGGAAATTAAAACATGAACAATAAACCCTACTGGAAACCGGACGAATTCCTCGTTTCCGGTGAATGCCCATACGGGCGGAGCGTCCTTTATCGGCTGTTGAACGAGGGCAAGATTCCGGCTATCCGGCACTCGCGCTCGTTCATCATCCCGAAAACCGCATGGCGGCGTCACCTGGAAACGTGCGGCGGCACCCTGGCGGCTGCTTAGGACATGGAAGCGAAGCTGTTCGACCCAAGCGGCTACGTCTGCCGTATCTCGCACATGGAAGCCGAAGCGAAAGCAGGGGCGTTTCCTGACGCGAAAGTGTACCGCCATAAAGGGAACATTACACGCATCGACTTGCCGGTATTTTGCAAGATTCGGGGGAACCACTCCGGACCAACGTTATTCCCAAGAACGGTTCGTGAAATGGCTACCTGGACCTTCTTGCCGCGAATTAAATTCCAGCGGGAAACCGCTTAGCCCTGCGGCGCTTCGGTGCCGCCACAATCAACCCCAACTATGGAGAACAAAATGAAATTAGAAAACGATGTTGAATGTGCCGAATGCACAACTGCAAAGCAGGGTCACAAGACCCTCGTACTAGAAAACCTAAGGGCCTGCCAGTACGGCGACATGGCGACCTTTTTCCGTATTTTAAATACCGATAGAGGATGCGAAACCCCGCTGGAAGGGTTTATCCAGAAACTCGTAAGGAGTTACGAGTGGAAACAGGTTAGCCTCCCTGAAATAATCGAAGCCTTTGAGGAGTACGAGTCACTGGCCGAGAGCATGGAAAACGGCATTCTTCATTACGTCCGCCAGAATCCCCAGCTACTCGATAGGCTCACTGAGGATTCAATCGCCCCGGAGGGCGTTTAACTTATGGTTGGATCGACCGCCGTGAGGTGGACGAACTCCAACGCGGTTGCGAGTCCTCAAATCGGGGACCTCGATATTTATACCGTTTGGAGTGCGATAGGAGGGGGCGCGTTACGCGGAAATCGCGGGCGCGCCTTCTGGCGTAATGGTGACGGGTTCAGTGTCAGTCTGGACCGAAAGAAACGATGCTGGTTTGATCACGTTGCCGTAAAGGGCGGCGGCATCCTGGCACTTGTCGAGATCGCCATCGGAGACCGGCGCGCGGCGTTGGATTGGTTGGCGGCAAACTTCGGCGTCTCCAGTGGGAAGACGTTTACGACGGCGGAACGGCGGGCCTACGCGCAGCGGCGGGAGAAGGCGCGGGCTATGGCGGAAAAAATAGTTAAAAAGCGCGATGCGGTGCTGAGAGTTATACAGGATCAGGAGCGGAAGCATTTAGAGGAGTTCCACCGACTGGAACGAATAGCGCGCGCCGAGCAATGCTTCGAGACACTCATTCGAGCGGATAAAGAATGGGTGTTGATGGAAGAGTTGACGGCGATGCGAGACCTACTTTCAGAAGCCGAGGGTACCGAACTCGCGCGGCTTCTGATGAAAAGTGAGGCGGCATGACACCGACTTCAATTGAACATAACATTCGGGCTTTTCTGGCCGATCCAACCTTCGATGAACAGGTCGAGAATACCATCGCCTGGGCGGACTCCGGCAACCGTGAAGCCTTCGACGCTAAACGCGGTATAAAGCCATCCCTGGGCGACGCGATCATGGGGCGGTACAGGTTCGCTAAAGACCGTGGTGGTGAACTCTACGTCTATTCCCGGGGCGTTTACCGGCGCGAATCCGAAGAGACCATTCGGGAGGAAATTCTCTCGATACTCAACGCCTGGGGCATGGTCAAATTCTGGAAGAAATCACTTGGCGAAGAGATCGAGGAATACATTCGCGTGAGTGGCATTCCGCGCCTTGATGAAAAGCCGCCAATGGACTGTATCAACGTCCTAAACGGGATTGTTGACATTAAGACGGGCCAACTCCGAGACCATACTCCGGACCTACTCTCTCCTGTCCAAATCCAGATTGAATATGACCCGGCCGCAACCTGCCCCGCGTGGGAGAGCTACCTCCATAGCACCTTCGACAAGGAAATACATCCGCTAATCTGGCAGCTAGTTGGATGGCTTCTTACCCCCGACACGTCGGCACAGAAGGCCGTTCTCTTGGTCGGTGCAGGCGGCAATGGTAAAAGCGTCTTGCTGGATGCGCTGATAAGGATCTTAGGCCGTCAGAACCTTTCCGCAAAGACCCTACAGCAACTGGATGATGACCGTTTCTCCTGTGCGGACCTATACGGCCGTCTGGCGAATATTTGCGCCGATATCCCCAACACCGAGATGAAGTCATCGTCGATGTTTAAGGCCATCGTGAGCGGTGACATGATCGACGCCCAACACAAACACCGGAGCCCGTTCTCATTCCAGCCATACGCGCGACTGGTATTCTCCGCAAACTCGTTCCCACGATCCACGGACGCGACCGACGGATTCTTCCGGCGTTGGCTAGTTATCCCGTTCGAAAAATCCTTCGACGGCACTGGAGAGAGACGCAATAAGGCTGAGCTAGACCGGGAGTTGCAGGCACCGGGCGAACTTTCCGGCGTGCTCAATATGGCACTGATTGCGCTGGAGAATTTCCGCAAGTTTGGTTTCCAAGAATCGAAGAAAGTTGCGGAAGCTGGCCTGACTTTTCGGGAAACTACCGATCCTCTGGCTGTTTGGTACGACCGAAGGGTAAAAAAAGGTGCGGAAAATCGGGTTCGGACAAGAGATCTGATTTTAGCCTTTAATGACGAGGTTTCGAAGCCCAATGGACAGTCTTTTATCACGGCTCACTCGATGACTAAGTTCCTTAAATCCAAAGGGATAGAGAAGCGCGAATCAGACGCATACTACTACGTCGGGATCGATCTTTTACCGAAGCCTGAGGCGATCAATTGACCCGCACCTTCCGCAACTTCCGCAACTTTCTTCCCCCTTGCGAGCAAATTCGGGGGGGGTAGGGAGAAAAGAAGTAAAGAAGGAAAAAACATGCGGAACATGCGGAAACCACCAACTCACCAAACCAGCGCCGTGAGGCGCAGGAGAAATACAAATGGACCCATTTAGCAGATTCTTAGACGGCCTTCGGGCCGATCACCGTTTAGGACGGTACCTACCGCCCGCGTGCGGAACACTGACCCCGGAGACGGTCATTCTCTCCCTCACCATGGCCCTGGCCGATGCGTGCGAAGGTAACCAGCCGCACCCGGCACACGTGCTCTTACAGGCCATACAGGAGCGTGCGAAGTGAGGCGTCTGCGGTGTGAGTGGTGCAAGCTCATCTTCGAGGTAGCCGAGGGGCGGCGTGAACGCTTCTGCTCCCCCACATGCAGGCACGCCGTTAACGGCAGCGATCCCGACTGGGCAACTGTCGAGAAGTCCGCGACGGCGGCGGAGTGGCGGCGATGAACGCGTCGTATGGTACTTCCCTTCCACTACCGTCCGTTGCCTCAGACTTAGCCGAAACTGTTCCGAGAATCCAAAATGCCGACCAAATTCTGTAACCGGCATGGATGTCCCAAGACCGTACCTGTCGGGCAACGCCTGTGTACGAACCACCGGGCGCGGAACTACCAGCAACAGGACATGGGCCGTCCGAGCGCGGATGAACGCGGCTACGATGCCGACTGGAAGGCTTTCCGGGCGTGGTTCATATCGAAGTATCCCCTTTGCGCGGACTGTAGCGAAGAAGGACGGTTGACGCTGGCGCGTGAAGTTCACCACGTCATCAAACTACGCGATTCCCCGCAGTTACGGTTAATCGAATCGAATTGCCTGGGCCTATGCACTACGCATCACTCCAAACGAACGAAAAGAGGCGAATGAAATGACAATTCCAAAACACCTGAGTTCTGAGTCGAAAAGGACCTTTCGGCGCATCGCAGACGAATACGATCTAACCCCGGATGCAGGCCTGATACTTGCGACGGCGCTAACCCAATGGGACCGGGCGTCACAAGCGCGTGAAGCTATCGCGTTAGATGGATTCATTGTTGGCGGCAAGCGTAATCCCGCGCTGGATGTCGAGAAGCAAGCGGCGGGCCTGTTCCTGCGGGCCATGCGGCAATTAGGTCTCGACGTGGCCGCGCCTGGACCAATCGGCCGGCCGTCCACTTCGGTTTAATTATGCCGAGATCCCGGAGAGTAGCACTACGGCGGCGGGCCATCGCCGATCCGATCGCGGAAGCCCTCCATGGACTAACCGGCGCTGAACGCGTTCGCGTGTTCTTCCGAAGGTTCCTAAAGCACAGCAAAGGACAGTTTGCCGGTTTGCCGTTTGAGCTTGCAGACTGGCAGTTTGACGAGATCATCCAGCCGTTGTATGGTACGTTTCAAGCCGATGGCCGACGCCAGTACCGGCAGGGTTATCTGTCCTTCGCGCGGAAGGCCGGAAAGTCCACGATAGTATCCGGGTTGGCACTATATCACCTAGTTGCCGATGGCGAAATGGGCGCGGAAGTGTACGCGGCGGCGGCGGCGCGAGATCAGGCCGCGCTCGTATTCAGCGAAGCCGCGGCGATGGTGGAACAGTCTCCGGAGTTGCGGGCGCGGCTGACCGTTAGCCGTGCGACGAAACGAATCATCGACCGGCAAACCCGTAGCGTATTCCGGGCGTTATCGGCAGACGCGCCAACTGCGCACGGCCTGAACGCTTCTTTTGTGGTCATAGATGAGATCGCCATGCAGCCGAACAGGGGATTGTATGACGTGCTGGCGACTTCAATGGGGGCGCGGCATCAACCACTTTTCCTGTCTATTGGCACGGCCGGAAGCGACCGGAATTCCATCGCGTACGAATTGTACGAGCACTCGAAACAGGTTCTCAAAACGCCATCGCTTGACCCGGCATTCTTCGCGTGCATCAAGGAAGTACCGGAGTCGGCAGACTGGGCCGATGAGTCCTTCTGGCATTTGTCGAACCCCGGTTTAGGCGACTTCCGCGGGATCGACGACCTCCGGCAAGAACGCGACCGGGCTTTACTCACTCCGGCGCGCGTTGTGGCATTCAAGAATCTGTATTGCAACCAATGGACGGCAAGCGATGAGACAGCATGGCTATCCATGGACGCCTGGGACCGTTGCGGCGATATGCTGACCGATGAGGAGCTGGGCAAAGTGGAATGTTTCGGCGGGCTCGACTTGTCGAGCACCCTGGATTTGACGGCCTTCGCCCTTGCTTTCCCGGTTCGGGATCGCGTCTATGTCCGCGTTTGGTCCTGGCTCCCCGCTGACGGCATCGCCGAACGTGAAAGAGAGTCACGCGTGCCTTACCGGCAATGGGCGCAGGAAGGGCGATTAGAGCTTATTCCCGGGCCTGTGGTTGATAAGACTGTGGTGGTGAAACGCATCCTCGAACTTGCTAAGCGGTTTCGTATTCGGGCTGTAGGATATGACCGCTGGGGGTCCGATATGGTGGTCACTGCACTGGAACAGGGCGGGCAAACCGTTCACGAGTGGGGCCAAGGATTTATCAGCATGTCCACTCCGGCGAAGGAAGTGGAGACGCTGGTAGCGGCGGGCAAACTGGGGCATGGCGGATGTCCGTTGTTACGGTGGACGGCCGCGAGTACTTCCGTCAAAAGTGACCCGGCCGGAAATATAAAACTTGTAAAACCGGACAGGCTAAAGAGTACAAAAAAGATAGACCCTATGGTCGCAATTGTCATGGGCGTGGGTGTTATGGGGCGGCTTGTGCCGAAGGGGAATCTTGATGAGATGATGGAAGACCTATTGGTGCTGTAAAGTGCCTTGCGGAATATAGTACAATAAAGGTGAGCCCGGTCGAGATGACGGCGGGAGGCGCTTATGAGCGCTCAAGTTCTTGACCAACTGGTCACCAAACAAGCCGAGTTATCCGGCATTGTCGCGACGCTGGCGAATGAAGGCCGCGTTGCCACTGATGAAGAGAAGGGCAAGTTGGCGGCGTTGAAAACCGATATCGACGCCATTCAGAAGAGTTGGACAGATAACGGGCGGCGCGCATTCCTGTCCAGCCTGGAACGGCAGACACCGCGTGAGGGAATAGTTCTCAAGAGCAACGAACCCTTTGCCGATCAGTTCAAGGGAGACTTCGACCCGGAACTGGAAGGCGTTAGCCTGGGCCGTTTCGTTCGCGGTATCGCAACCGGAAACTGGAAGGGCGCGGAACTGGAACGAAAGACGGCTATGTCGAGTTCCTCGACCGCTGGAGGATACTTGATCCCCGAGGTACTTTCGACGCGTGTGATAGACCTCGCGCGGAACAAGTCGTTCGTTATTCAGGCGGGCGTCGGCACGGTCCCGATGACTTCGCAGACGCTTCTCATGGCGGCCGTGACAGGTGACCCGTCCGTCGCGTGGTATGCAGAGAACGCCACCATTGCGGAAACCGATATGACTTTCGGACGCCAACTCTTCACCGCGCACAAAATGGCCGCGATTTGCCGCGTCTCGAACGAATTGTTAGAGGACGCGCAGAACATTGACAGCTTGATCGAATCGACTCTTGGAATGGCGATGGCGTCGGAATTGGACCGCGCCAGTCTCTTCGGAGACGGCATTGGTAAGCCGCTGGGCATCTATGAGACTGACAATGTCGGCTCGATTCCGAGTGTTGGCAACATTGCCGATTACGATGATTTCATCGAGGCGATTTGGGGCATTCGCGGATACAACTACGAACCCAATGCGGCGATGTATTCTTCCCGTACCGGGCGGCGTCTTTCGCTCCTGGACACTGGCTCATCGGCGGATAAACAGCCTGTGCCGGCCGACCTCGCGAACATTCAGCGGTACATCACCAATAAGATCGCCAACACCTTCGGCGGTGGATCCAATGAATCCGTGGCCTTTATCGGTCAGTGGAATCAATACCTCATCGCGCTGCGTTCCGATGTTCGCCTGGAGATTAGCCGTTCGGCTGGTACGGCGTTCGAGAAGGATCAAACCCTCATCCGCGTTGTTTGGCGTGGGGATGGTCATGCCATCCAGCCGCGGGCGTTCTCAGTGTTGAGCGGTATTAACTAATCGGAGCTCCGCCATGCTGAGAAAGATACTCGACCGGCTTACCGGCAAGTCTGGATTGGCGAAACCCGATCCATGGTTAAAAGACGTGTTCGAGGTCGAGGAAACCTATGCGGGCGTGGACATCACGCCCCATGGTTCCCTGGCATCGAGTACCGTCACCGCGTGTGTGCGACTGCTCTCCGAGAGTGTCGCTTCGCTCCCGCTCCACGTCTATCGGCGCACCGATAACGGCAAAGTCCGGGCAACCGATCACCCGTTGTATGGGCTACTCCATGACAAGCCGAACGACTACCAGACATCCTACGTTTGGCGTGCTCATATGTTGGCTTCGGTGTTGCTCCACGGTAACGCCTATTCCGCGATTGAAAGGGACATGCAGGGCCGCATCGGTGCATTGTGGCCACTGGAATCAACCCGCGTGACAGTGAAGGCCGAAGGTGGCGAACTGTTCTATGAGGCGTTCATCCGTGGCGAACGGCGGCGGTATGCCTTCGGAGATGTGCTCCACATCAAAGGGCCTTCGCTCGACGGCGTAACCGGCCTGAGCATCATCAAGCTGGCACGGCAGGGCATCGGCCTGGATTTGGCGCAGACCCAGTTCGGCGCATCCCTCTACAAGAACAAAGCGCGTCCTGGATTGATCCTGAAAAGCCCGCAGGCGCTGGGACCGGAAGCTAAGGACAAGCTACGGGAATCGTTCTCTGAGAAGTTTTCGGGCGCGCTAAATGCCGGTAAGGTAGTGGTCCTGGAAGGCGGACTGGAGATTGACAAAGTCGGGTTCTCTGCCGACGATGCGCAGTTCCTGCAATCGCGCCAGTTCAGCGTGCAGGACATCTGCCGTTGGTTCAAAGTGAACGCGCATTTGGTTGGCGATCCGTCGCGGCTGGCCTACGCCAGTTCGGAGGCTGAGTTCAATGCTTACTTGGTCCATTCGCTGGGGCCGTGGCTGGTGAATATCCAATCGGAAATGAACTGCACGCTACTCCCGGATCGCACGACGTTCTTAATCGAGTTCGACCCGAACGGGATGGCGAGAGGTTCGCAGGTTGAACGGTACGCGGCATACGAAAAAGGGTTGGCAAGCGGATTCTTGACTGTTGCCGACGTGCGAGCTGCGGAGAATCTTCCGTTCCTCCCCGGTACCGATCAGTTACAGGCCGCGATGGCACCGAAAGAGGTTTCCAATGTTGCTGCATGATTCCCCGCTTGAACTGAAATC